ATTGGTAATTTAGAATAATTTAATTCTATATTATATTCATTTTTAACAAATTTCCAACAATCTGTATGAACAAATACTCCATATATATCACCAGAAAAAAAATTATAACCATGTTCATAATAATTATTATTTTTATCTTCAAAGCCAACTGCACAGTCTACTTCTCTACATCCATGAACTATTTTATTATTTGCTGTTAAAAATGTACATTTATTTAACCACATTGTATTTTTAATAATATTATTTAATTTATTTAAAAATAATTTTGGATTTTTATTATATTTTTCATAAGTTACCTTAAAATTCTTTTTCCACCATGTATTTTTTTTTTTACTTTCATAGTAATCAATATCTTTTAAAAAATGTTCTTTAATATTAAAAAATGCACCATGACATGTGTTTCCACATAGAAAACAAAATATATCCCAACAACCCATATATAATCATTTATAAATTATTTAATTGTTAAAATTTCATATTCACTTATTTTTTTATTAAAATTTTCTTTTAATACAAAAATTGGTTTATCATTAAAATCACCAATAAATACTATTTTTTTAAAAATTTTTTTATTATCATCAGTAATTTTATATTTAATAGTATCTTTTATTTCAATCCACTTATTATTTTTAATAATCCATATATTACCATTTAATCCAACTTTATATATACCGTCATTATAAAAAGTAGCACTAACAGGAGGACCTTTACGTTTTGGATCATTTTTAATTTTTAATTGTGATATAATTTTTTTTATATTTTTTGCAACTAAATTACTTTTTAATGGACTATTACAAAGTTTTTCATTTGAATCTCCAACTGCATTAATAAAATTAAAATCTTGAGCCCAATATTTTTCAATAGAACCATAATTAATAAAATTAAATATTTTATATAAATATGTAATATTTTCAATAATTGGTAATTTAGAATAATTTAATTCTATATTATATTCATTTTTAACAAATTTCCAACAATCTGTATGAACAAATACTCCATACATATCATAAAAATGAAACAAATTTCCATGTTCATAAAAATTATTATTTTTATCTTGAAAACCTACATTACAGTCTACTGATTTACATCCATGAACTATTTTATTATTTGCTGCTAAAAATGTACATTTATTTAACCACATTGTATTTTTTTTAATATTATTTAATTTATCTAAAAACAATTCTGGATTTTTTTTATATTTTTCATAAGTTACTTTAAAATTATTTTTCCACTTTGTATTTTTTTTGTTACTTTCATAGTAATTTACGTTTTCTAAAAAATGTTCTTTAATATCAAATAATGCACTATGACATGTGTTTCCACATAGAAAACAAAATATATCCCAACACCCCATATATAAATATTTATAAATTATTTTTATAAATATATATAAAGATTTTAAAACATAAAGTATATGGCTGTAATATTATCATTTGATGTAGGTATCATTAATTTAGCTTATTGTTTATTTACAAAAGAAAATAATAAACTTAAAATATTAGATTGGAATATAATTAATTTAACTAATAGAGAAGCAACTAAATGTCATTGTGGTTTAAAAGCATCATTTTGTCAAGGATCAAATTATTTTTGTAAAGTTCATGCAAAAAAATGCGAACCAGTTAAAACATTTGATGAAATATTTAAATCAAATACTGAAAATAAATGTATTTGTTTATCAAAAGATCTTTTATGTGGTCGTAAATCAGTTTATAATATAGATGATCATTATTATTGTACTACTCATGCAAAAGCAAAATATAAATCATTGGAAACATCTCATAAAGTTAAACCATTTAAAAATAAAGCTGTTAGTACATTAGATTTTGATAATACTAGATTAAAATTATTTCAAAAACTAGAAGAAAAAAAAGAATTATTGAAAGCTGATATTATTCTTATTGAAAATCAACCATCAATGAAAAATCCAACTATGAAATCTATTGCTTCTGGATTATATGATTATTATATGATTCGTGGTTTATTAGATAAAGTACCTGAATCTAATATTAAAGTAGTTAAATTTATGAGTCCTAGTAATAAATTAAAATTAGTTGATAATGGTCAAACAAAACAAGTTGTTATTTATAAAGCTGAATCAAATGAATCAAAAGCATATAAACTAACTAAAGAATTATCTGTTAAATATTCAAAAGAATTAATAACTGGAATGACAGAATGGGTTACTTTTTTAAATAATCAAAAAAAAAAAGATGATTTAGCGGACGCATTATTACAAGGTTTATATTATTATGAAAAAAATTTATAATATATTATTAAATTAAATTTTGGAGTTATAAAAAAAAATTTTCTCCTCTGTACCATGTATCCATAATTCATTCATGTAGGTTAATCTGATTTGTATAAAATTAGGTTTAGATGATTTATGATGATAATATATTTTTACAATATAATATATTAAAATTTGTAATCTAATAATATGAGATAATATAGTCTATCATATGTACTCAAAGTTAACTTGACACGTTAAAAATAAGTACATTAAAAAAAAAATAATGTAAAATAAGTACAATGTATTAAATATTCATTTAAGTTAAAAATAAATACAAATATTGTATCAATAATATAATAACTTGTTAGTCTACTTTAATATATATATGTTCTATATTTAATTTAAAAAAATATTTATATTACTTTATAATATGGAAAATAAAATTAAATGTCAATATTGTAATAAAATTTTTATGTCATTACAAAGTAAATGTAATCATGTTAAAAAATTTCATGAAGATATTTATAATAAAGAAAAAGAAGAAAATAAGCAACTTAAATGTAAAATATGTAATAAAGAATTTTCATCAAGATCCAGTGTAAATCGTCATAAACGAACAGTTTGTAAAAATTATACTAATCAATTATATAATAATATAAATAATACAATTAACTCAAATAATAACTCTTATAATAATACTACAATTAATGTTCAAAATATAATAACTATTAATCCATATAAATCACCAAATACAGAAAATTTAACATTATTAGATATTTGTGATATATTTGAAAAAGAATTTCAAATGATTCTAAAAATGATTGAAAGAACTTATTTTAATAAAAAAATAGAGGAAAATCATTGTTTTAATGTATCAAATATGAATGGTGAATATGTTAATGTATTGGAAAATAATGAAGTTGGTATTCAATTAAAAAAATATTTTTTTGATGAATTATTTAATATATCCTTAGATAGAATAAAATTATTATATAAAACTTATAAAAATAAATTATTTGAACAACCAAAACAAAAAGAAATTCAAGGAAAAATAAAAGCATTAGAAGAAATGAGAATAGGTAATGGATCAATATATAAAAAATATATCAAATTAATAAATATTTTAGCATATAATAATAAAGAAATAATTAATAATACATGGAATAAAAATCACTGTATGGATAATGTAGAAATAGTATGGGATGATAATGTAAGTATAGATGAAATTCAAATATAAAAATGTTTATATATTAAAGTTAAATTTTAATATATAAAAAATTGAATAAAGTATATAAAAAGAGGAAACAAATATTAATTATGGATATTCCTATATATAAAAATAAGTTACCTGAAATAGATGAAAATGTATTAGTTATTTTCACAGAATATAAAGATACTCATATTGAAGCAGAATTAGTTGAATATTGTTCATTAAAAGGTATGATGATTTATGAAGATGCAACTAGAAAAAAAAAAGTATATGACTGGAAAAAAGAAGTACCCTTAAATAAAGTAATAGTAGCAAAAGTAGAAGAAATATTTTCTGATACATATGTAAAATTATCAACTGGATATTTTGATCAAAAATTAGATTCAACTGAATTAAGAAAAAAATTAATGAAACCATTTTCAGATAATAAAGTATTAACAATAACAATAAAAAAAATATGTAAAAACAATAACTTAGATTTTAATGCATTTTGGTCAAATATTATTTATAAAATAAATGATATAAAAAGAAGTGATGAATTAAATGATTCATTATTAGATTATATATCAGATAATAAAGAATTATTTAATAATATAATTAAAGAAAATTATTTAGAAAATTATGAAAAAATAATAGATGAATACGAAAAACAAATATCAAATAAAATTTTTAAAATTCAAAGTAAATTTTCATTGATAACAAAACATAGTATAGAAAATAGTAAAGAATTATTAAAATTATCATGTGATAATAATAAAGATTGGTCTTTCACATTAAAATATGAAACAACACCAACTTTTATATTAGAGTCATCTAGTGAAAATTCAACACAAGAAAATCATGAATCATTTTTAACATTTTTAGAAGAAAATTCTAAAATATTTAATGTAAATTATGTTAAAATAAATTAATTTATTTATTTATTTTTCTTTTTAACCCCATTGTTTTTTCTAAATTTAAATGGGATGTTTCAACTGGTTTAGATCTTTTTAATGAATATGATGATATATCAGAAAATAATTTATCTAGTTTATTTATTGGACCCACAGAAGTAGTTTTTTTATATGATTCTTCAATTTGCATTTGGCGTGATATGAGAGGCGGTTGTAATAAAATAAATTCACTTGAATTAGTATCAAAATTTTTACGAAATTCATTAATACTTAAAAATCCACCAAATTCTTTTAAAGTTAACCATGATGGAGCAGGTATAATTTCTTTATGTCTACCATATGTAAGATAATATTCTAAATTAATTAATGATTCTCTTTTCCAAACATTAATATCATTTAAATCAATGTTATATGCTTTCTTACAATTAAATGAACAAAAATTACCAGTACAATAAAAAATTCCATTAGAATAATTTTCAGGTAACATTAAATTAGGTATATTAAAAGAATTTTTACACCACCAACATTTAGTATCTTGAGTAAATTCAACATTATGAATATTAATTTTATTAACATAAATTCCATTAGATGCAAAATTTTCAGTATCATTTGAAAGAGTTAATATATCTAATTTATTTTTTAAAAAACTTTCTGAACTAGAATCATTAATAATATTATTTCTTATTTGACTTTCAGATTTAATAAAAATATAATTATCTTTATTTGATTTAACATCTTTTTCTTCTACATCATTTAAATTAATTGGCAAATATGCAATAATAACTTCTTTTTCTGAATCAATATATTCTTCTTTAATTGGTACAACATCAGGTAGTTTATTTTTTGGTTTTCTTCCTCTTTTTTTTAAAACTTTAACACATGGTATGTCTGCCATAAATTAATTATTAATAAGTAACTTTTATTCTTTAAATTCATTCTAAAATCATTTAAAGCTAATTATAAATAATATAAAAATCATAAAAATTATAAAAGAAAATATTTTACTAAAATTATAAACATATGTGTATCCTGGTTCATAATAAGTATCTAACTTGAGTATTTTTATAAAAAAATAAGATAATTTAACTAAAAATTTCCAAAAAATGTTATTACATGAAATTAACCAATTTTTTTGATTTTCAGATTGTTGAAATAGTTGATAACATAATGGTGTATAATACATATAACAATATTTTTTCATTTTATTTAATTTAAAAAGATCCCAATCATTAATTTTTTGTTGATTAATTAACAAGTATTTATTTCTAATTTGTTTAGAATAAATAACAGCATGTGAACATCCAAATATTAATGTTCTATATGTATAACTATTATATGGAATAACTATAATTGGAAGTGTACCTAATGAATACATAAATTTTTTATTTTTATTTTTTTCTAAAAAATTATATATATTATTTATATTAATTTTATTTTTAATTTTATTAGTAAATATAAAATCATCTTCTAAAATTAATATATTATTATAATTATTTTTTTTAGCATGTTTAAAAATATTTAAATTTGCATCAACAATATCAAATAAACTATTTTTAATAAAATTTTTTTTATTACATTTTTTAAATCCTTTATTAAAACAAATATAAACTATTTTAGTTGGTTGATATTTTGATAATTGATCCACAATATGGTCTAATCTTCCATTATTTTCTAAATGTAAAATGTATGTTGCATCAATATGCTCTTTAAAAATACAGTTACTAAATATAATTTTTTTAAATATATAACACATATTTATATATTAGATAAAATATTATGTATTATCTAATATTATATAATTTGCATTTGTAGTATCTGTAATATAAAATTATTAATTGTGATTTATTTTATATTATAATAATAATTTATAATATAAAATAAAAATCTAACAATAATATAATGGAATTATCTATTTTACAAATAATTTTATATATATTAATACCATTTGCACCATTATATGCAAGAGTTGTTGATTTAAATGGATCATTAGATCATGCATGGACTATGTTTCCATTATTTAATATAGCACCATTTAGTATTATACCAATATTAATGATGGCATTTGGTATAATAAAAAAAGGTAATGGATCTAAACCATATGATTATTTTATGTTAATACCTATAATCTTTAGATTTATTACTAGTATATTAGTAGGCATAGTAATACATAATCCAGTAATTAAAACATTGATAGTACTATCATTAAGTATGTTATCAATAATGGTACCTAATTTATTAAGAAGAAATGAAAATTGTAAAGATAAAACAGATAAAGATAATAAAACTTCATATAGTGTTATGAATAGTAAACAATGGTATAGATCATTTGTTGATTCAATCTTTGAATTAGGATTTGGTGAAATATTTGTAGTAATGATGATGTTTATACCATTTATTGGTATTGGATTTAAATTAATAGGAATGGTTCCAGTTATTGGTAAATTTGTTAACGATATAATATGGTGTTTTGGTTTTATATGTGGATATATAATAATAAATATGTACAATCAAAATAATATGGATGATATGTGTTATCCTGAAAAATTAAATACTGGTAATGAAATATCTAGATTAGTATTAGGTTTTGTATTTTTATCAATTGGTGGAATTTTTTCAGCAAAGGGTAATTTAAAAAAATTTGGTGGTCTAAGTAAAATAGGTAGAATGGGTAAAAAATTAAATTACAGAGAAAATTATTAATATATTTTTAAATACTGACATAATTATAATTTATAATTAATTTGTATTAATAGAAATCAATGATTTCTTTGGTTTTCTACCACGTTTTTTATTTTCACTTAATGTTGAATCAGATACTAATCTATCATTAATTGTACTTTCTTCTTGAGTATCTGTTGTATTATTTAAACTATTATTATTTTGTTGAATATATTTAATTCTACTTAAAATTTCTTGTACATTTTCAGGTGCTCTAATATCTGGTGCATCTCTTGACATACTTGAATTGAATTGAGACATTTGATTATTATTAAATTGTGGCATTTGATTATTATTAAATTGTGGCATTTGATTATTATTAAATTGTGGCATTTGATTATTATTAAATTGTGGCATTTGATTATTAGTTTTTTTTTGTTTCATTTCTTTATCTTTTTCTTTTAACATTTGTTTTTGTTTCTCTAAATTAATTTCTTGAGGAGACATAAATTGACTATCTTTTTTAGGATTAGACATCATTTTATTAATCATACCAGATGCAGCAGAACTAACACCATTTATTCCGCCTAATTGTGTTCTAGAAAAGTGAAAAGCAGCACCTGATGCTAAAATTAATAAAATTAATCTAAGTTCTGCAGGTATTCCTTTACCAGTTCCTTTATATTTTTCATAAATTTCTTCAAAAATATCTTCATATGAGTCTACTTCAACTGACATATGTTCAGACCATCCTTTTAATTGAAAATCAAATGGATCATATTTATCATTTAAAAATTCCATTAAAGATATTCCATTTAATAAAATATTTTTATATATTTTAACACCATTTCTTTTATCAGCAAAACTTTTAAGTAATCCATATTCATATTCCATTTCTTCAATAGAAGAATTAAAATCATATTCTTTTGTTAGTGAATAACCTTTTGCTTTTATTTCACTTAATCTTCTTAATAATTCAATTTTTTTCATTCTAGTTTCTTGCGGTGATAGTTGAGTAGATGGAATAATACTAGGTTCAATATTTGGAATAAAACTATTAAAAGTTTGTTTAGTTTCAGGAATTGAATGTTTAAAAACAGGTGATTGTAAATTAATATTATCTATTCTTGGTTTTGAACTTGGCTTTAAACTTGGCTTTGAACTTGAACTTGACTTTGAACTTGACTTTGATTTTTTACTATGTATAGAACTACTAGAAGAGCTAGATTTAATTGATTTTTTAGTATCTGAAGAATTAACTATATTATCTAAATCAGAAGAACTTTCTGATTTTGGACTAAATACTTTTTCTTGATTTGCAATTAAATTAAAATGATAATCTGTATCAGTAGTTTGCCGTTTCATTTCTGTTTTATAATCGGTTTTATAATCGGTTTTATAATCGGTTTTAGTATCTGTTTTAGTATCGGTTTTAGTATTTAATTGATTTCCATGTTTATCTAAATATTTAATACTCTTTATATCAGAGGATGTATCAGAACTCATTATATCTATAAATATTCTTTTCTTTAATTCAACGCATGAATTTTATAAATATTTTATGAAATTTACATAAAAATATTTTTTAATTCGTTTTCTTGAATTTTTTGACCCAAATAAATATAATACATCGCAAATAGTAATGTTAATACAATATCTTTTTCACCATAAAGATATATTCCAAATAAAAAAACTAGTTTAAATATAGGATTTTTATAAATTGCAATAATTATATTATTTTTATATAAGAATGATTCAAATAAAACAAAAATAAAAATACTTGCATTGTATAATAAATTATTCATATATTATAATAATTTAGAAATATTTATTATCTAAATTATCTTAATATATTTTAATTTAATTATGAATTATTGTTCATTAGAAGATGCATGGGGAAGACCTAATTATATTACGGATCAATATAAAAAATATGAAAGTAAAGATGATATTATTGAAAACTTTACACAACAACAACAACAACAAACAAATGATAATGAAGTAAATTATGCGATTAATGATAATCGTGTTCCTGAAAAAAATATTAAAAATAGAATTAATCAAAAAACAGTACAAAAATGTGTTTTTACTTGTGATGATTTCATAAGTCATTTAAATAAATGTCCATCATGTAGAATGAAAATTAAAAAGCAATTTTCATGCAAATTGATTGATAAAATTCAACACATTATATTTGATAATAAAGATACGATATTATTAATTTTAATGGCTTTATTTATTTTAATATTTTTCAATTTATTATATTCATTATTTTTTAACCGCTAAATAAAAAGTTGAAAAAAATTTTTATTATTAAAATATTACATCAAGTAATGGTTTTAATGATTTTAATAAATATAAATAATATTCCAAATATTTTTAAAAAATCAACTTTTTATATAAATATGATTGATAATGATAGTGATACAACTTGTATTTATGTTCCAGCTGGGTATGATAATTTTAATGCAAGTGTTAATGATTTTAATGATATAAAAAGATTATTAAATTTATATAAATTTTGGGCAGTTTCAGATATGATAATTTATGATTTAATATATAATAATAAAAAATTAATTTTAAATAATATTAATCAATTTATTGAATTTAATGATAGTTTTAAAATGTTATCATCATTTATTACACTATTGAAACCTATAGATATAATATATTCTGAAATTGTAAAAGATAATAATTTAAATTTATTAAAATATTTATGTGAAAAACATCTAATAACTTCAAATATTAGTAAATATATTGTAAAAAACTTAAATTGTGTTGAACTTTTAAGAGAATATAATGTATTTATTTCTTATTATAATATATTAAAATGTGGTATTTCTAATAAAAACATAGATTATTTAAAATATTTAATAAAATATCATTTACCTTTTATTAATAGAAATGTTAATAAAATAATTAATATTTGTTGCAAAAATAAAGCAAACAATTGGATTGATTATTTTATTAATAATTATACATTATTTTCAAAAACATTAATGCAAGAATATATAATTAATTTTAATAATTTATGTGAATTTGCCGCAATGTCAAATAATTTAGAATTATTTACAAAGTTAATTAGTGAAAATCGTGTTGAAATTAATACTGAAATGAAAATAATAAATTTTATTTTTATTGGAAAAAAATGTCCAAAAATATTAGAATGGATTATAAAAAATAAAATGAGTTTAAATTATATTTTGCGAGATATTGAATTAATTTTTAATAAATATACAGATATTTATGATTGTTTAATATATAATGATGACAATTTTGTTACAGAAAATTTTAGTGATTTTACCCTTGGTAAATTTTTACAATTAGCATCATTAATTAGTAATAATGAAGTATATTTAATGAGATGGTTATTAAAAAATAATATTGGAAAATCTACTGCTATTCTTAATAGAGCTGCATTTTGGTGGAAAGCAAAAAATTTTATTTGGTTATATAATCAAGGATACTCATTTGATCAACATACACTTAAAAATGCTATTAATGGTAATGAAGTTGATACAGTTCGTTTTTTAATGGATAAAGGATGTATAATTAATGCAACATATCAAACATGTAATTTAGCTTATAATAATGATAATTATGAAATGTTAAAGTTTTTAACATCAAAAGAACTAAATTTAAATTTTGATAATAGATATATTATTAAATCAATTATTGATAATGATTATTCAATGTTTGTAAACTTGTATAGAAATTATTCAGATATTAGTAATTATAATTTTACAAATGAAAATAATGAATTATATAATAAAAGATTAAAATTATTTATTGATAAATTTAACATTTTTATTAACTATCATCCATAAATATGTTTTAGTTGCTTTATTTTAAATATTATATATATATATAAATAAATATTTATTATAAAATTAATTTTTTATTTTCTATATTTTCATAATATGAATAAAAAAAATATTATATTAGAAGAAAATGGACGAATTTTTCCAAATTGGGTAATGCAAAATTTTAAAAAATATATATTACCTGAAATAGTAAGAAAAGATGGTGAAGATCCATGTAATGAAAAATTGCTATTTGAATTAACAACATATCAAAAATTTATAGGATCATATTTAGATTATAGATCACCATTTAAGGATATATTATTATATCATGGGTTAGGATCTGGAAAAACTGTTACGGCAATTAATGTTTATAATGTTTTGTATAACTATACACCCAAATGGAATGTATTTATATTAATACCAGCATCTTTAAGAGATGATCCATGGTTAAAAGATATTGGTAATTGGTTAAAAAAAGAAAATTATGAACAAAGATTTAAAAATATAACATTTGTTCATTTTGACAGTCCATTTGCCGACCGTGATTTTCTTGAAAAAATAAAAAATGCTGATAGTTCAAAACCATTTTTATTTATAATTGATGAAGCACAAAAATTTATAACAAATGTTTATAATAATATTTCTACTAAAAAAGGTAAACGTGCACAAATTATTTATGACTATATTCAACAGGAAAAAAAAGAAAATGGAAATAATCGTGTTTTATTATTATCAGGTACACCTGCTGCTAATACACCTTATGAATTTGCTTTAATTTATAATTTATTAAGACCTGGTGCATTTCCAACAAGTGAAGCAATTTTTAGTCAATTATATATATCATCATCAAATTATTCATCACTAAATGAAAAAACAAAAAATATGTTTCAACGTCGTATATTGGGATTAACATCATATTATTTAGGAGCAACACCAGATAAATATGCTAAAAAAGTAACTCATTATAAAAATATATATATGAATGAATATTTTGAAGAAGTATATACACATTTTGAAACAATTGAAGAAGAAAAAGAAAAAATAAGATTAAGAATGTCTAGAGGAAAAGTTGGTGATGATGGAGGTACATATAGTTCATATACTCGTCAAGCATCAAATTTTATATTTCCTAATATAAATGATAAAGTAAATGGTGAATTACGTCCCAGACCAAGTAAATTTAAAATAAAAACAGAAGATGCTCAATTAATTGACGAAAGCAAAGATGAAGAAAAAAAAAGATTATTAATAAAAACAAACAAACAAGTTGCAGCATATGTTAATGCTTGTAAATTATTTATTAATAGTTTTATTGAATATTTAAAAAATATACATAGAAAAGATAAAGATAATAAACATACATTACAAGATGATGTTAAAATATATAAAACAAATTATGAAGGTAGTTTTACAAAATTTCACGATGAAGAAAAAAAAAAATCAAAATTATATGATGCATTATATGAAAGTTCACCAAAAATGACAATGATAGTTTTTAATATTTTAAAATCAAAAGGTCCTGTTCTTGTTTATTCTAATTATGTAGAAATGGAAGGATTACAATTATTAAAAATATATATGCAGTTCTTTGGGTTTGTTAATTATTCAAGTAATCAATTAGAAAGTCAATATGATTATTTTAGATATGTAGAATATCATGGTGCAATTAAGAGAGAACAAAGAGAAGCAAATAAAAAAATTTTTAATAGTAGACCAGATAATATTTATGGTAAATTAGTTAAAGTAATAATGATTTCACCAGCAGGTGCTGAAGGTATTAATTTATATAATGTTAGACAGGTTCATATTACTGAACCATTTTGGAATGAAGCAAAAATAGAACAAGTTATTGGACGTGCTGTACGTCAATGTCATCATGCAGATTTACCAATTGAAGAAAGAAGAGTTGATATATTTAGATATAAAGTAATAAGAAAAAATGGTAAAGAAACAATTGATGAAAAAATGGAAAATATATCTAGAAGAAAAAATAATTTATTATTAAGTTTTATTGAAGCCATCAAAGAAACTGCAATTGATTGTGAATTATTTAAAGCTCATAATATGATGGGATCTAAATATAGATGTTTTCAATTTAATGAAGAATCTTTATTAGAAGAAAATATTGGCCCAGCATATAATGAAAAATTAGAATTTGATCAAAAAATAAATAATGGATTGAATTCAAAAGAATCATTAATTATGAAAATAAAAGTTAGAAAAATATTAGCAACATTTAAAACAAGTGATAATTTATATTCAAAATCAAAACATTATTGGTATTATGAAAAAACAAATGTTATTTATGATTATGAATTAAATTATCCTATTGGTATAATAGCAATTGATGAATCAGGTAGTCCAGTTAAAGTTGATAATGAAACATATTTAATAGATAAAATAATTAGTATCCCAGAATTTAAAATTTATGATTAAAATTTATGATTAAATATTTATTAAGTATTTTATAAAATAGTTAATAATTATTTAGGCAATTCTTGGTATACTACTAAGTGCTGCAATGTTCTTAATAAATGAATTGCTTACATTTTGATTTATTTGTTGCGGCATTGTATTATTCATCTGTTGTGGCATCATATCCATTAATTGATTATTAAATTGTGGAATTGTATTATTCATTTGTTGTGGCATCATATTATTCATTTGTTGTGGCATCATATTATTCATTTGTTGTGGCATCATATTATTCATTTGTGGTGACATTATGTCCATTAATTGATTATTAAATTGTGGCATAGCGTTTTGTTGAGACATAGAATGTTGTTCTTGAACTCCAAATGACATATTATTATTTAAATTCATAGGTCGGGTATATTCGTAATTAGAATTAATTTGTGCAACTCCACCTAATAAGGCACCAATCTTATTAGTATTAATCATATTTCCATTAGCATCAGTTTGAACTGCATCAGTAACTAAAAATGGATCAACATTTTGCTGATATTGATTTAAATAATTAGCTTGTTGTGAAGTCATTTTAGGATTTCCAGTATGCATATTTGTATGCATATCTTGTTCTGAATTTAATATTTCTAACATTTCTTCTGTAGTTGTATTATAATTTTTTTTTTTAGATCCTTTTTTACTAACTTTTTTAGATAATGTCCTAACACCTTTATGAATATTATTTCTCGACTCAGTTGTTTTTGATCTTGGCATATATAATCTTATACAGAAATAATTATTTTTAAAATAAATTTATTTTAATACATATACTTTTTAAACTTTTTAAACTTTTTTTAACAAATTATTTAATCTAAAAATTCATCTTCAATAAAGCTTGTAATTTTTAATTCTTTTGCTGTATTTGGATAATTTAAAAATAATATATTTTTTTTAACTAAATCATTATTGATGGTTATTTGTGTATTAAATTTATTAAATTTTGTTCTTTTTTTTATAATATCGCGTAATTCATCTAATTTATCTATATTATTTCTATAATATAATACTTTTTTCCATGTTTGATTTAATACAGGTAATATATTTTGAAAAAATTGTTTATTTCTATCAATTATGACATTATGAGATGCTTCTAATTTCCAATAAATTATTTTTTCAAAATAATGTGTTTCTGCAACATCAGGATAATTTATTTGCCAATCTGATAAAATATTTGACACCCAAGCATCATATTCAGATTCTATCATTAATAAATTAGATGGATATATAAATTTACTTTTCCATTCCATTAAATCACCATTAAATTCAGGTGTCCATAATTTTGGCAAAAACTTTAATATAATACCTTTTTTAATTCTGTTATCAATTTGAATTTTTTCACTATTTACTCCAACTGTATGTTGTGTGTTATCACATTCATCAACTAAATAATTTGTTCTTGATTTATATTCTGTAATTTTACATTGCCAAAAATCACATTTATCTAAATCACAACATTCTAATTGTTGTTGAACTTGACAATAATAATAAAAAGGACAAATATGACCAGCTATTTCACCAGATGTATAAATTTTTCTTTGAACAACACATTTTATTTCTAACATTCTACCTAATAACGGTGAAAATTTATAATCTAATGTTGAACTGGAACAAATACCATCTGGTGATGCACCTAATATATTATATGTTTCAGATGGTAATGCACCAAACTCTATAACTTTATTATTATAAATATATTCATAAATTGAAGTAGCTATTGGTTCATATTTTTTGCCATGAAAAACATTTTCATTGTCTAAAAATTTATGATTTGGATCACATTTTTTTAATATAAAACTTTCAACTGGTTCATAAGGATTTAAATCTATTGCTGCTGCAGTATCAGAAGCAGTTATTCGATTATGTCTATAATCAAACCATTCTTTTGTTCTTTGTTCAGGTTGTGGTAAATCTTTTAGTTTATTAAAATGATTTTGTAATTTTTTATACTCATTTGGTATTTTAATTTTATCAAACATAAATTCACAATCTCTAACACAATTAGATTCTATATCATCATTTATTAATGAATATTTAATTTTAAATAATTTTTTACATACAGATAATACATTTTCATATTTTAAGTTACTATTTTTTTTTTTATGTAAATCATATGTTTTTTTAGTAATATTTAATATAACTTTTTCATTAATTTTATTTCCTTCTTTAATATGGTCATTTATAAATTTTTTACAATCATTTATAATATTTTCATAAATCATTATTATATTTATGATAATATTGTTTAATATATTTTTTACAATTTTTATTAATTTAATATATATTTATTATTTTCAAATGATAAATTAGATATTGATAATATTTTACCTTTTGTTTCATCATAATTTATTTTATTTTTTCCTTTTTTTTTTTTAATTTGATCAATTAATTTATCTTTTAAGTTTTCTTTTTCAGTTTGATTAGAAATATCTAAATTATTAACAAATTCTTTAATTTTAATTACTTTATGAATTTGTGTTAATTTTGACCATATTTTTAAATATAAATATTCTATTGTCTCTGTTTCTGTTATTCCTTTTTCTGTTATTCCTTTTTCTGTTATTCCCTTTTCTGTTATATCATTTACTATTTTAATTTTTTGTTCTGTTATTGAATAGTTTTGATTTTCATGTATTTCATTATATAATTTATTTAATTTTTTTTTAATATTTTCACAATTAATGTTTGATTTAGAACATCCATTTATTAAATTATTTAAATATTTAATATTTAAATTTACTTGCATAGTTTCTAAATTATATTCTTCTTCCATTATTATATAAGGCACCTAATGTTTAAATATGTTATAAAAAATTTGAAATTATTTTCTTTTATAATATTATATTTACAATATTATGGATAATGATAGTTTATTTGCCTTGAAAGTCTATTATGAAGATGAATATCAAAATGAATATGATATTATAAGAATGCTTAAAATTGAATTAATTAATCAAGGTATGGAAGAAAATGAAGTTAATATAAAATTAAAAGATTTTTATGATAATTATGGTTTAAATATAGATTTAAAAGTATTTAAAAATATTAAAATAAGAAATAATTATCAAATTATTAATTCAATTGTTATTAATGCAATAAATGAATTGAATAATAATGCAATAAATGAATTAAATAATAATACAATAAATGAATTAAATAATAATGATAATACTGAAGATGATAATATTGAATATGATAATACTGAAGATGATAATACTGAAGATGATAATAGTGAAGATAATAATAGTGAAGATAATAATGATGAAAATGATAATACTGAAGATGATAATACTGAAAATAATAATGATGAAAATGAAAATAATAATATAATAACTAATTTTTTAATATTTGATACATTTACAAATAATACAACAAATTATATAAATAATATAGTAAATCATACAGAAGATGTTATATCAACTCTTAATGAAGAAGATAAAAACAACTTAAAAAAATATATATTAGAAAAGAATTTAGAAGATAAATGTTCAATTTGTATTGACTGTATGATTTCTGAACAGGAAATAATTGAATTACCATGTACACATAAATATCATTCAAATTGCATAAATGAATATCTTACAAATTATAGTTATAAATGTCCATGTTGTAAAAAAGAAGTTGGTCGTCCAGTTCATAATATATAATTTATTTATCATTTGGAGATTTCATAATATATAATTTATTTATCATTTGGAGATTTCATTAATGAAGATAACAATAATAATAATGTTCCAAATATAATTAAAAATAAAGAAAAAGAAAATTGTCTTTTATTTGAAGAATATATATATGGGATTGGGTTTTGTTTATCTTCTAATAAATTTAATATTTGAAAAAATACATTTCTAATATCAATAATAATATCCTCAATTGGTTGTTTATGAGGAGGTAAATCATATTCAACATCTATTTCAGAAGTAATTTTTTGTATAGATTTATTTTTTATATCATTAGATTCAAAGTTTTTATTAAACCCAGTTGGATCAAAATTATTATTACTCATTATAAAGATTTATATTTAAAAATTTGAAAATAATATTTATTAATATATAATTATTAATATTAATGCTATACATAACTTGTCCAACATGTGGTTATTTTTTAGGTTTAAAAACAATAGAATGGGAAGAAAAAAGTGCTGATATTTGTAATAATCCAAAATTATCTGAAGAAGAAAAAGGAGATAAAAAGACTGAACTTATTATGAGTTTACAACTACCAAGATATTGTTGTAGAATGAGAATGATGAGTTATAAAGATATTGTTCATGATATTATACCAATTAAAAAAGATGAAAAATAAAAATTGATAAAATAATTTATAAACAATATATTTATTTATTTAATGTCTTGTATTATAACAATTGAAGGAAATATAGGTGTTGGTAAATCAACATTTATTAAATTTTTAAAAGAAACATGTATTAATAATAAATTATCTAATATTATATTTATAGAAGAACCAGTAGATGAATGGTCTAATATTGAAGTTAATGGAATAACAATATTAGAAAAATTTTATGAAGAACAAAAAAAATATGCATTTACTTTTCAAATAATGGCTTTTATATCAAGATTAGTTAATATTCAAAAAGTAATTAAAGAAAATAAAAATGCAATAATTGTATGTGAAAGATGTTTATTAACTGATAAATATGTTTTTGCTAAAATGTTATATGATATTAATAATATTAATCCATATTCATATCAAGTTTATAATTTATGGTTTGATGAATTTTTTAATAAATTACCAAAACATAAACATATATATTTAAAATCTACACCAGAAGTAACTAAATTAAGAACTGAAAAAAGGAATAGAATAAGTGAAAAAGATATTGATATAAATTACTTGTATATGTGTAATAGTTATCATAATAGTTATTTTGACAATAATAAAAATTTATTACTTTCTGTTAATATGGATAATATTGAATTATTTTCTGATGATTTATATCATCCATTAAATGAAGAATATAAAAATATAATTGATAAAATCATTTCAATTATACTAAATAATAATAAAAGTGTTTATAAAATAAGTTTATTATCATTATTTTCATTTTTAAAAATAAAATTATTATCATTTACTTCTTTTTTGAAAATAAAATTTTTAACATTAACTTTATTTTGTAAAAATAATAAAAAACATATAATTGGAATGGAATAAGTAAAAAAATTTAAAAACTTTTTATTTATATTTTTATAAAATTATTTATTTATTATTTAATATAATGGGGGGGATAAATTCAGTTATTGATAATAATAACAAGGTAGTTGGTATATTTAATACATTTCAACTAGATCAAAATCAAAATAAAAGTATAGATTCTAATTTTAATTTATTAATTAAATATTATAATCAATATGGAATAACAAAATTAAATTTAAATAAAGATAATTTAGTAAGTTTGATGACTTTATTTTGGGAAAAATTAAATTTTAAAGATTTAGATGAATCTAAATTAAATACTATAGGATTATCACATAATCTTGTTAAATATGTGAATAATACTATTATTTTTAAAGATGTTGATTTTGCATTTAGTTCTTTTCTTATTCCATTAAGTTTAGGAACTCTACCTGGAATATATAGTGTATTATCAGAACCAACTGTTTCGACTAATATACAAATTATAGTTCCAAATATAATTTTTACAGTTGATTGTAAAAAGTATTTTACTGAATATAATACAATTATGAAAAATATAAGTGATAAAAAAAAAAATATTGATAATATTGATAATATTGATAATATTGATAATATTGATAATATTGATAATATTGATAATATTGATAATATTGATAATACAGAATATAATTTAATGATAGAAACGTTTCATAATGGTATTGATTTAATTCCTAATTTAATTGAAAGTATAAATAAAAAATTAAATTATTCGCTAATTAGTAATCAAATACTATTTTTTAATATTATTAATTTTTTAATTAATATTGGAATTATTGATAGTTTAAGTAAATATATAAATATAAAAAATATTAATGTTAATAATTTTGTTATTGATTATATATCTTCTTTTCTTGTAGAAATACCACATGATAAATGTTATTTTACAAATAGTTTTTTAACTATAATACCAAATGTTTGTCAACAAAAAACAACAAATATATCAACATTACCATCAAATAATACATCATTTATGTCATCAAAATTTTATTTAATAGTTTTTATTGTATTTATTATATTTATTATATTTTGTATTTTTTGTTACTTCACAATAAATAGCAAATTTTATAAAAAATAAATATTTATTTAGAGTTTTTAATTTATTTTATTTATAATATAATAATTATTAAAATATTAAAAATTATTTTTTATCAATATATATATATAAAATAAATATGACAAATAAAAAACGCCAGATAAAAGTACCATATTTAGAAAAATTTATGATGCCACCACGTTTTGATTCTGACCCATCAAAAGCATCTGAAAATGAACAATCAAAAAAAGATTTTGCATTAATGATAGATAAAATGAATAAACAAGAACAAGAATATAATTCAAGTATAAATCCAAGTATAAATTTAACATCTGATATATCAACTAGTACTAAAGAATCAATTTTATTAACAAATCAATTTAAACAAAATTCACAAACAAAATTATCATCTGATATATCAATGACACCACCCGAACAAAAATCACAAACAAAATTATCATCTAATATATCAACTAATAATAATCAATCATTAGAACAAATAGATTTTAATCCATTTTATATAGTAATATCATTAATTATATTTGTAATAGTTATTTTTTTAATTTATTATTTTTATAATATTAGACGTCCAAAATCTAATTAATTTTTATAAAAACACTATTTATTGTTTTACTATAAAAATTGAATATTTATTTATAGAGTTCTTAACTTATTATATAATGGCAACAAGTTATATGACAGATGGATTAAAAATCATTAATAATCTAGGAGAAGAAGAAATTATACAAATACCATATAATTTAAACAATATATTAGTGACAGATGAAGATATAATTAAATTATTACAAATATTTAATGTTAAATTAGAAAAAATAAATGATATTGAAAAATTTAGAGAAGCATTTTCTCATAAATCTTATTGTAAAAAAGCAATTTATTCATTAGAAGTTTTAGAAGCTGCAAAAAAAGAACTTAATAACCCAAAAGAATTATTAGAATTAAGAGAAGATTCATATGAAAGAATGGAATATTTTGGTGATAGAGTTTTAAAAGTAATAGTATCAATGTATTTATTCTATAGATATCCAAAAGAAAATGAAGGTTTTATGACAAGATTACAAACAAAAATAGAAGATAAAACTAATTTAGCAATTATGTCAAAAAAAATTGGATTAGGAAAATATTTTTTAATATCAAAACATATTGAATCAATGAACGGTAGACAATCAGAAAGAATACATGAAGATGTATTTGAAGCATTTATTGGTGCATTATTTTTATCTAATGGTTTTGAACCATGTTTATTATTAATTGTAAATTTATTAGAAACATTAATTGATTATAGTGATAAATTATATTGTGATAACAATTATAAAGATGCATTATTAAGACATCATCATACTCAAGAATGGTCTCATCCAAAGTATGATATAATTTATTTTGAAGGTCCTGCACATAAGAGAAAATATATTGTTGGAGTACAAAAACATAATGCATTAGATACTGATAGTAAAAAAAATAAATATATTGGTTATGGTATAGGAAATTCTCATAAAGAAGGAGCACAACAATCAGCTAAAATGGCATTAATTATAAATGGTGTATTAAAAGAAGATCAATATTCACAATCAGATATTTACTATCCTAATTGGGATAAAATAGAGAAAGGACATGCATATATTTTATCAAGTAATCAAGAAGATAATATTAATGATGATAATATATCAATTACTTCTGAAAAATCAGTTTAGTAACACTATTTTATTTATTTATTATAAGAAAACGCATAATAATAAATAGATAAAATTATAAAAACAATATATAATTAATGGAAAATATTCAAGAAAAATTTTTTTCAAAGAATAATATTAGTTTATTAAATAATAAGTTATTAGAAAATTTAAATGTTAAAAATTTAAATGAAAAACAAAGAGTTTTTATTGCCCAAACAATTGTTGATAATATGAAAAAAACATGGAAAACTATTGATATTAGTAAAATAAGACCAGAAAATTTTCAATCAGTATTAAGTCAATTTAATAGTATTGCTTATAAAAATACTTTTGAAGAAATTGCAAAATTATTTATACCAACTAAAAAAAATGTTATAACTGATCCTATTTCTAAAAAATATGAACGTGATTTTCAATCTAATCCAAATAATGGTGTAACAGTAAATAATAGACCAATATCAATTACAAAAAATAATAATTCTTGGATTGGTCCAAATGAACAATATGTTAAAAATTCACAAGATATGCATAAATTAGCTAGTCAACCAGATAGAAATTTAGACAATTTATTTAGACCTATTGTTGATGAAATACCGGAAGAAGTACAATTTAATAACTATACTGTTGGAAGAGGTGGAGATTTTAAAGAAAAACTACAAGATATACAAAGAATGCGTGATACAGAAGTTCCTAGATCAAAAAAAGCTGAATCTGATTTACCTAATTTTTTAAAATCAAAATCAACAAGTGTTAGATCCCAAGAAGAATTTGTAGGAAAAAAAAATATTAATCATGTTAATAATAAAAATCCATCAGAAACACAAAATATTGATTTAAATTTTATAGACGGTATTGATGATAATGAAAATTTATATAGTTTAGATAATATAGATAAACCATTAATAAATGAAGATGAATATGAAGAAGATCAAGCACCATTTTCAGATCGATTAAATAAATTAAAAAGTGATAGAGATAATATTCAAATTCCACAACAAAAATCAGTAGATTTTAAATCAGATGATTTTAATGATGATTTTAATAATATACAACCAACAAGAATAGATAAATTAAAAAATAAAAATACCAAAATTAATGATAATAGACAAGAAATTGATAATAATAGACAAGAATTTGATGATAGAAGACAACAAATTAATGATAATAGAAAACAACAAATTGATGATAATAGACAACAAATTGATAATAATAGACAACAAATTAATGATAATAGAAGACAACAAATTAATGATAATAGAAGACAACAAATTAATGATAATAGACAAGAATTTGATAATAATAGAAGACAAGAATTTGATAATAATAGAAGACAACAATTTGATGATAATAAAAAAAATACTAATAAAATAAAACAGTCTAATAAATTAACTGTAGAGCAACGTGAAATATTTGATAAATTAAAATTATTAAATAAAAATTTAATGTCACAACTATCAACATTTAAAGAAAATAATAATCAATTAAGACATGATAATTTAGAATTAGCAGAAAAACTTCAAGAAATTATTTATAAAGAAGAATTATTAAAAGAAAAAGAAAAAGAGCTTGATGAAAAATATGGTAGTATAATTAATACAAAAAATCTTCAACTTGAAATAAATCCAGAAAGTTCAATAAGTAATTATAGATATAATTTTATTAATACAATAAATGTATCAGGAATAAAGTTAACATCTTGTTCAATTCCATTTAAAAAATATAATATTGAATATGATATAAATAATTTATTTTTATATACAATAAATAATATTGAAAAAAATATTATATTATCTGAAGGTTATCATACAATTCAAGAAATAATAGATAATTTAAATTTAAATCAAAATGATTTAATTTTTGAGTTAAATTCAATAAATCAAAAAATAAAAGTTATATCAGAGTCAAAATTTAATATTGTTCCAACTACATTATCAATTGTTAATTTAGGATTTAAATCAAATTATAATAATGATAATATATATAATGCTGATACTATCTATGATTTAAGAATAAATAATAGAGTTTATTTATTTTTTAAAAATATTAGTGATGAACCTATATCAATAATTACACCAAATACAAATATTTATGATTCAGAATTATTATTTGAAAATCCAGTAAAACTAAATTATTTAGATATTGTATTTAAAGATGAAAATGAGAATGACTATAATTTTTATAACATTAATC